ACATCAAACACGTTAGTAGCGTTAGCAGTGGTAGTAATCGCCTGTGCGACAGAAAACTGTGCGCCAGAGGTTGTTTCAACGTACATAGGTGTTCTCCTTACGAAATGGTGGATTCAGTGTTGATAAGCGCATCGCAAACACGCACTGGGACATCACGCCACATCAGAACAGGCTCACCAGCATATTCTTTAAAGCCGATAAGAACGTTCTTGTCACGGATTGCTTGAATTTCCAAGTACGTCTTCACAGTACGATTAGCGTAGATAGCAGGATTGATACCTGGTTTTGGATCACCTGGAGAATCTACTTCTTCAATACCGGACAGACGGCGTGTTGCAGTCGGCAGTTTATTAGCCGCCGTAGCAAGAAGCACATTTAAGTCAGGAGGATTGGTACCAGCGAGACCAGCGGTTGTCGTATCTAAGTTAGCGATACGAACGTTGTACTGCCAGTTCTTTACGCAAAGACCGATTTTCCATTCAAAGTACGAGGTATAGCCTTCATAACCGTTGCCGTTGGTGTCGTACAACTCACGGACATCGCCCTTATCTTCGTACACAAGACCTGCTTGTGAACCTTTTGGAAAGATAGCGAATGTGGTATTGTCGCCCCAACCTACCAACCAGATAGAAGAATTAGAACTACCTGTACCGCCACCGTTAATGACGTTTTTAGCTGTCTGCGCGGTGGTCTGAGTAAGAGTATTGTAGTATGGAGCAAAACCGGTGAACTGATTCTGGTTAACCTGTTCGTTTGAATAGAACATGGCGGTAGCAACCTGCTGGCTCAAACCTTCGATATGCGCCTGATCCTGAGTCCAACGGAATTTGCCAACTTGACCGTTCAGAGTAGCTTCAGCCTTATCTACCTTGCTGTAATCGGTCAACATACCAATACTGAACTGGTATTGTGCGAACAAAGGTTTGCTCGAAGGCGTGCCTTGGTTATTACCACGCCAAATACCCTGTGGCAAACCGCTGTTGATAGAGACTTTATGTCCTAAAGGCATGTTGCCTTCTTGGAAAATCATATCTTTTAAGACATCGTTTGCTTGCGCGAGCAACCACGCGATATCGGCTATTTCGCCGTCTGGGTCAACCATACGCGCCCAGTCAACTAGATTCGGGTAGATATTATTGCTGAAAGCCACGGTAAGTACTCCTTTTATAACGAGAAATCTGTGTTTCTCTTGTGTTTAAATTGTAGTTTTTCACGGATACGCAAAGTGTGCTTTTCCGAGTAGTCCATAAGGCCCAAAACCTGGTTTTTGTTCTTTTCGAGATTGCCTAGTAAAGTGTTGCAGTGAAAACAAAGAAGCGCCCTAAACTCCCCGGTATTATGGCAATGGTCGATAAAAGCTCTATCATTACCACGTACTACATCGATGAATATCTCTTTGCCGCACGCTCTATTCGCGCACAACCCGTGTTGAGACTCATAAGCCGTTTTAAGTTCACCAGAACTTATCCCGTAGACTCTTCCTAAATATTTATCAGAAAGAATGTACTTTTTATGACTCTTAGCCACGGCCTCTTTATGACGCTTCATCTTTTCAGGAAATTCCTTAAGACTGTCCATAAAACGTTGGGTGCGCGCCGCTGTCAAATCAGCATTAAGCCGACCTTCTTGGCGCCACTGTTTCTTTAGGACTCTATCGCAAGGCTTACACTTGTATGAATGCCCACCATTTTTCTTCACATTCTGCGCTTTATACGAGAACTCAGAAATTGGCTTCAGCATCCGACAAGCAGAGCAAGTCGCCTCAGAAGGCAAAACCTTTGTACGGTCATTTTTAGGATGCGCCATGCGATAAACTTCATTTACGCACACTTTGCACCTAGGAACGCAGCCGGTATCACCCTTTTTAGAGTAAGCAAACTCGGTACGTGATTTTTCAATCTTGCAACGAGAACAAACCTTGGTTAATTCTGCGATTTTCAACACATTGCTCATGACGTGCTACCATAACGCTTGGCAATCTTACTTTTAGACTCCGATACAGGTTTTGGCGCTGCCAATTGCACAGGGGTCTTAAAAGTAGAACTGTTTTTAACATTCATGATGAAACGAACGATGTCAGGGTGCGCATCAGCTCCGGTTTCTTTCAGCGCAGCATAGAAAGCATCTTGCTGCGTTTGAGTTCCGCCATGAGTCTTAATAAACTCTTTCGCTTCGCGCAAAGTAGTCTCAAATCGATTACCCCCTAATTCGGGATCCGCCTTAAAACTCTCCACCCACGCCGTCTTTTTCTTATTCCATTCCTGAACATAAGACTCGCGTTGGCGTGTCAACACGTTCTGAATTTCTGCAATATGCCGGTCTACTAACTGCTGGCCGAGCTTCTGCACTTCCTCATGCGAGGCTTTTGTAGTGCGTTCAAACTCTGCTAGCTGATTAGTGAACTCGCTAAGTTTACCTTCCTCGATGGTCACGCCTTCGGGTACAGTAAACTTCTCATAAGTTGGCAGCGGAGCTGGTTCTTCAGACTGGCTGGCGTCCTTATTCTTTGCCTCTACCGGCTTTTCAGCTTCGGCGGGCTTAACTTCTGGTTCTTTTACGTCTGGGGTGAGAAGCGACGTTTCAGCAGGTTTCGTTTCTGCTGGCGCTTCGACTACCGTTTCGACAATCGGCGCCGCAGCTTCTGCTACTGGCGCGGTGGTAACTGTTTCAGTAACCACTGGACTCGGTGTTGGGGCTGCAGCTTCGGTCGCTACCGGTTGTGCCGCTGGAGTTGTGCTGTTTACAATCTCATCAACCATTTATACGTTCCGTATTTCGGACTTCTTGTTTCTCGATCTTTGTCGAGATTTGAAAACAGTATCACATAAAACATGTAGTCTGTAAATAGGGAAATATCATTCCAAACCGTTAGGCGGAAATAACGGCGATAGTTTTTTCGCTTCACATTCACCCAGCATAACACCAAATTTATCCGGTGCGGCCTTACGCATATCAGATAATAATTGCAACCCTACAAACCTTTTACCTTCTCGAAAAGCCGTGCCTTCTGCGGGTTCCCCGAATACATAGCTAGTGCGAAAAACATCCGTCGTAACTAGGAGCATGTACAGCCATTCCCGGCCATCTTCATGCTCCATAAGCGCTTGTACAACTTTCAGGCTTTTCTTTTTGCGCCGCCCAGCTCTAGCCCTAGCAACGTTCACTTGTTGCGGGTCATTGGCATCATAATTTTCTTCTTGAAGTATCTCTTGTTCGGCAATCCCTGGAAAATCGGTCATTAATGTACTTCAGGGGCATCTGTCGCGGTTCGCGCTATGATCGCATCCAATCGACGATTTTTTGCTGTTTCAGAGATGGAAGCAGATCTGTACGCCGCTTCACCCCGCTGACGTAATATTTCTAATTGTTGCGCCATTTTATTCCAAGTTATATTACTCGTGAGTCTACGTAGCTCATCGCAGCGCGATACTGCTTTTTTTAAATTCTCCGAAAATATCTCTTGCGCTTGTTTCTCTGTAAGATCACTCATACAACTAACGGCTTTCTGGCGGTGGCCAACATCGACGACCTAGATGCCACGGCTAAAACACCTTCTTTTGTGAGTTCGAGGGCGTCACGGATAACCATAAAACTAGGAGCATCGCCGCTATAGTACATCAGTCCCGTAGCCGCGCCACTGGCCTGACTTATGGCGTCGATTAAATCTTTCAACAGTTCAATCTTTGTTTTTGCGGATGTCATTTTTCGTCCTCCCTAACTATCTCTAGTCTAGCAGGGTATTTCAATTTTTCAACTTTTTCTTTAAAAGCTTTTTGTGATCCAATGGGTGCTATAGCCTTCACAACAGCCATTTCAATCTTCGGAAATGGTTTCCTTGATTTCATATCACCGACCTGCAAAAGACCCTGAAGGCTGACCACCCAATACCGCTGAGAGAGCGTCCTGGCCACCGCCTATTTGGGTGTTAGCTAAAGTCTGCGCGGCCTGCGCTCCAACAGCGGCGGTCTGCGCCACATGCTGCTGCGCCGCCATTTTTTGTGCCTGTCGAGCCTGCTGTGCGTCTTGCTGCGCGAGTTTCTGCACATCCTCCGGCGAACGAAGAATAGACTGCGGATTATCCAACATATCACTAAATTCGCGCACAAAACCTTCTGGGTCAAGAATGTTTTTTACTTGCGGGTAGACAGCCACCATATTACCTATCAAGGCCACAATCCTCTCTAACCCCCCTGTTTTAGAAGCTTTCTGCGCCAAAGCGAGAATAGAAATAAATTCTAAATCTAACGGTACGCCCTTCATGCTGTCCGGCGCAGGAGGCAGCATGCCCTTACGTTGCATAATGCCGTAAATAGTTTTCAATTTAGGTTTAAGGGACTCTGTCAAAAGATTCTCAATAACCGGCCCTAGCACTTGCATCTTTTCTTGAACTTTTTGAGCAACCTCGTAGGCTGTCTGCCTCTGCGTAGGGTTTTCGGATAACATCAAAAACAGGTCAGTGAATAACCCTTTTCCGATTCGGGTTCCTATTTGCTGAATCAACCCCGCTAACCCCTTAATATCTGGATTCACTTCGTACAAAGACCGCATACCCTTACCTGGGCCAATGTCTGGCACATACGTTACATGCCCCGGTAAAGACGACGATGGCTGGTTCTTCATCGACATATCCGCGATTAATGGCGGGCGAACTTGTTTTTCAATGGCCTCAGATAACCGCACAGTCATAACCTGCAACTGGATAACATCAGGCAATAC